AACAGGAATATTAATTGCTTTATCACCTGAAGTTATATCTACTCTGTTTGTTTCATTCCACCCAAGTCTAGTCTTAGCAGCGTGTATTACAACTGAAGGCACTTTATCTTTTACGCATTCATAATACTTTGACTTAATAAAGTCCTGTTGTATGTTTTCTATTTCTTCAACCTTAGCTGCAAATTCTTCGTCTTCTTTTAACCACTTATAGAAGTTTGTTCTGCTTAGGTCAGTTGCTTTTAAAGCTGTAGTTATTACTCCTAGACTTGACTCTAATGCTTTGAGTATTCTGTCTTTGTTGATTTGTGTTCTATTTTGTTCCATTCTTTATTGCTTTTTGTCCTGTGAATTGTTCCCATCTTTCTATTATTACATCACAATACTTTTCATCTAATTCCATTCCGTAACATTTTCTATTTAGTTTTTGAGCTACAATTAAAGTAGTTCCACTTCCAAGATAAGTATCTAATATAATTTTAGGATTTTCTTTTGAATGTCTATCAGCATATTCTAAACACCAAGTTATTATTTCTATAGGTTTTTGTGTTGGGTGTTTTTTATCCTCTCTATTTGCTTTAGCTCTTGCGTATTCTTTAATTCTTAAAGCGTTATTGAAAGAAGTCCAAGCCATTTCACCATCTGCTAAACTAAATCCTCTTTGACCTTTATCCCAAATTAACCAACCCATTGAAGGAGGTAAATCATCTGTAAAATAATTTCCACCCCAAATAATCTGATTATCTGTAATTAAACAAAGGTACTGTAAAGCTCCGTTTTCAGGTTTTGATTTATCCCATTCAGGGTTTCCAAAGTTTCGCCATCCGTGTTTATTTGTTTTATCTTTATATTCTTCTCCTTTTATTAATTGATTACCATAATCTATTCCATAAGGAGGGTCTGTTAAAAGTAGTTCTGCTTTTTCTCCATTCATAAGTTTCTCTACATCATCTGAGCTTGTGCTATCTCCACACATTATTCTATGCTCTCCTAATTGCCAAATATCCCCACGCTTTACTTTGCTTTCTTTTACTTCAGGTATTTCATCATCTTCTATTAGTCCTGCTTCAGGTTCTTTATCATCTTCATTTTCCCATACATCTAATCCCCATTCAGCAAGTTGTACACTATCCCATTCATTAGCTAGCATATCCCATTCCCACTCTCCAAAGTTAACATTGTCTTTTACTACAAATTCATCTTTTTGTTCTTGTGTCCATCCTTCTGCTATATCAATCCACACTTCTTTAAGTCCTGCATCTTTACTAGCTTTTAACCTCATATTACCACCTAGTACCATTAAATGTTCATCTACTATTATTGGTCTTTTTTCTAACATCTGTGGAAATTCTTGTATTGACTTGACTAACTTCTTAAACTTATCATTCTTAATTATTCTTGGATTCTTAGGGTTTCCTTTTATTTTGTAAAGCTTAACTTGTTGTTTCATAGTATATAATAGAATTTATTTAATTTTATTTAATCAAAAGGTTCATTGACACCTCTTTCGCCACAAAGTCTTTCTTTTGCTCTATCCCAAAGCTTATCACCTTTTTTACTAAGACTAGGCTCAGTTCTTCTAAGACTAGGCATTCCTTCTTCAGGCTCTGAATCCATCCATAATCCACAATCACAAATAGCTTGGATTGTTCTCCACCTACCTTCTTTGAATGCTAAAGTAGCTTTACCTATTTCTTTAGACTTTCCACAAGTACATCTATATAATGTCATTCTGCTAATCCTCCTGTTCTAGTTTCACTTTTACCATATAGTTTATCTAGTTCAAAGTGTAAGTGATTTATTGCTTTCTGTATATCTTGCTCTGCTGGATTGCCTTCTTTCTTTCCTGCTCTGAGCAGATAGCTAACTGCTGTTCCTACATTGTAAGATAATTCAAAGTCTTCTACTACTTTCCTAGCTGAGTATCCATACTTATTTCCTGAATAGTAGCTTGGTTCTTTTGTTTCTTTATAGTCTATGGGCATAGTTTTATTTTTCTAATAGTTTTAATAATTGTTGGCTAGTGTAGATTCTATCATCACCAGAATAATTCTCATATATACAAGTAAAGTTTTCATCTTCACCTTGATTCCAAGTCCAAAGGCTTTTAACATTCTTTTTAATATGAAATTTTAATACTGATTTTATTGATTTGTAGTTTTTTTTATTCATTGTATTTATTATATAGTTTTTTTATTCCATCAAAACAAGTTGATATACAAGAACCACAATTAGTTCCTGTTCCATAATTTGTCATGTATATTACATTGTACAAAGTTATCATTCTCTTTTTAGTAGCAACATCTTTTGCTCTTCCTGTTTTCAAGTCTTTCCAAATATCAAGAACTTCATCTATTAAGTGTTGTGGTAAATCATCTGGAGCTGTAACCTCAGTTGTCTTATCCCAATACTTCTGAGGGCAAGACATCGGTGCAATACGTGCCTTCAGTTTCATAAAACATAAACACCGTTTACAATTTCCTGTAGGTTTAAAATAATAAACACATTCTCGACATATTGCCAGACGCTCTTCATATATTTGATCAGGTACAAAGAACTTATTCATTTAATTTCTTTTTAAGCATTTCTCTTACTTTGTCTATTGTAGTAAACAAACTGTTACGACTTATGCTAGTCTTTTCAGCGAGTGAGTCAAGTGTATTCGCTTCATAATAATAAAGCTCGAATATTTTCTTATCATACCAAGTGAAGTCTTCTAGGGCTTTGTCAATTTCTTCTAGCTTTGTCCATTGATAATTATCTACTTTTTCGTTTGGAAGGTTATATAAATTCTTACTATTAGAATTATCAGGTACATAATCTTTACCACTAAAAGTTTTAGTACAATTATAAAGAGTACTGTCAATATGTGTATAATACTTTTCATACTTATAATAAAAATTAGATCTAGTACTTGTTAAGGCTCTTCTTAGTGCTACTGCTCCATAGCGAGTTATACCTTCTATTCCATCATTATCATAAATCTTCTTTATAGTTTCAGGATTAGCCTGAAGAAGATATAACATTAATTCCTGAACTGCTTCATTTATTTTATTTTCATCAGTTGTAATTCCAAAAGCCATAGTCCTGAACTTATCTGATAGCTTTGCTATTTCTGAATATATCTCATTCATCTTCAGGCTCTATTGAATCGATCTTATTTACAGTATCATGTAGCAATTCATCCAATACTACTTTGTATGCTCTTATTATTGCTCTATTCCCTTTAGTTTCTAAAGCTGCAAAATAACCATTAGTTGCAACAGATACATTGATAGGTATTATCATTAACCAGTCAAAGAAGTTGTGTTCTTTAGTTCCTGCTCCATAAGAGTTATGATATTCTAAAATCAATGAAATCACCTCTAAATAGTTTTGATATCTTGCTTTGGAGCTTGTTTCTTTTACAAAATCTTTACACATCACTAAATAAGATTCAATAGCTTGTTGGTGTTCTTGATTTGCGTAAATCGTTTTCTGCATACGCAAACTTAATATAAAAGTTTATTCAATTCCCTTATCTTTTTTTAACTTTTTAACAACGTCTTTATAATAACATATCTTTTCTTCATAATCACCTCTAGTCATTTTTAATATTTGTCTTGATTTAAACTGAAGCTCTTCAGCAGCACCATCACCATATTTAGCGTCTAAATTTAATCCAAACTTATATTGCTCACCTTGACCAAAAAGATTATCAGCAGGTGATTGTGGTTGAACGTTAGACTCGCACCACCTAGTTGCTAGGTGTTTTCTTGACATGAAATGTCCTGCATGCATATTCTTGTAATGATAAACTCTTCCTGAAGTAAAGCATTGAACCATTCCCTCATCTGTTGCATCTCTTAATCTTATGTAAAGACTAAACCATTTATCTAATTCTTTTTTAAGTTTGCTAATTGACTTCTTCATCTAAAACATTCTTATTTGTTGCTTATGTTGTTCTATTCTTTTCATAGCGGCTTCATAATATTCTTTATCTAATTCACAAGCAGTAAGGTCGTAACCTAAGTTATGACAAGCAATAGCAATGCTTCCACTTCCTAAGTGAGTGTCTAGTATCTTATCTCCTTCTTTTGCATTATTCATTAGCAACCACTCGTAAAGTTCTACGGGCTTTTGTGTTGGGTGTA